CAAAACGCGACTCCCGATCTTTCCCACGTGCCGGACCTGTCAAACGGCTTGTCAAGTGGTTTTGTGCTTGACAGACATCATTTGACACCGTAAACCCCGCAATATGACACAACAATATCTAACCCTTGCAGCGTTTGCGCAACGTATAGGCCGATCCAGGCAGATGATATATTTATCCGAGAAAGACGGGGTATTTCCCACCGTAATGATCGGTGGCGTGAAACAGGTGGATCTTGCAGACCCGGCAGTCATCGAATACGAGAATAACGCGCGATCCCGATCAGAGGATAAACCGGTCAAAGTTGCGGAACAAAAACCAGCCCAAAAATCAAAGTCGGGCAAAGTTACCGCGCAAAAAAAATCAGAGATTAAAGACCCCGTCGTATTTGATGAACCAAAACGCGGCAAAAATAATGACCCCGTCATCCCTCCGGAAATAATAGAAAAACTCGAAAAGAATCAGCTTACCGCACAAATGATTTTGTCACTCCCGAAGGCGTGGGTTGAAAAAATAAAACTGTACGAACAGGTGAAATCAATATCACAGAAACGCAGACATGACCGACGGGAATTAATTGCACGGAAAATGCTTAGAATGTTTTGCGGGAAACTATATGAAATTGATATGAACGAATTCATGTCGGTAAAAATTAGAGCCATACCAGAACTTGCAAAAATTTTTAAATGTACCGACGAAAAAGTTTTATTGGAAGCGGAGAAAGCGATTGATGATGAATTGTGGTCCGTGCTTTCACATGTGAAAATTGAGATTGATCGATTTATAAAATCAATAGGTGCGGAGCCGATAGATGTCTGAATTAAATAATTTCGAATTGAATAACCTCGAATTAAATATTGACGCCCAATACCTATTACATATCAACGACGATAAACCAATAAATAGGCCTCCCCGCTATATTTCTGAATACATAGAAAATCGCCGCGTGATGCCAAACAATACACCAATCCCCGGTCCATGGAAAAATTGGCGTACACAATACGCGGTTGAAATTATGGACTGTCTTTCACCGTGGAACCCGACACAACACGTTGATGTTATGTCTGCGTCACAGGTTGTGAAAACCTCGCTCATGGAAAATACGATCGGGTATTATATCGGGGCAAGTCCGGCACCAATGTTATTTATGTCTGGTACCGATGCGCTCTTACGTAAATGGTCAAGCAAACGCCTCGAACCCCTTATCGATTCACTCGGATTACGATCAAAATTTATTTCACCTGTTGAAAACGAAAAATCACGTCGAACCGGTGACACGTCAGGACAAAAATTATTCAGCGGTGGATTTTTGGAAATGGCGTCTGCGCAATCGCCGTCATCACAGAGGTCGGATTCAATCCGGATTTTGATGTTAGATGAAGTCGACGCAGCTCCGCCGCTACTTACCACAGGAGAGGGATATTGGGATGAAAACGCAGAAGCGCGAACTAAGGGATGGGGTAACCGGCGCAAAATATTAGCATGCTCCACGCCGACGGAAGTGCAGACATCAACGATATATCGTCGGTTCATGCTCGGCGATCAATGCGAATATCTTGTGCCATGTCCGTTATGTGGTAAATTGCAATTACTGGATCGCGGATCAGAAAAAGGATCTCATGGGTTACGAGCCGAAAAAGTGGCGGGCGAGATACAATACATATATTATCTTTGCGATTTTTGCCATGACGCAATATTTGAGCACCAGAAAAACGATATGATACGCGGCGGAAAGTGGGAGGCGATGACAAAGCCGGAATATTTACGGCGGTCATTTCATATCAATTCGCTATTGTCGCCGATCGGAATGTATTCATGGCGAGACTACTGGAACAGTTTTTGCTCTGCGCAACGAACCCCCGACGGTATGCGGACATTTACAAACCATCAAGACGGGATGCCATTTATAGATTCAGGGATTAGACCAAAATCGGAAAAAATATATGAGAACCGTGGTCAATATCGATCGGGGGAAGTGCCGGAGGGTGTTTTATATCTCACTATGTTCGCAGATGTTCAGCGCGGGAGTAAAATGGATCTTGAAAATCCATCGCGCATTGAGTTTGAAGTTTTGGGTATTGGCGCTGGATATAAAACATGGTCGATATTGTACAAACAAATTGAGGGTGAAATTGAAAACCCGTATGGTGGAGCATGGGAGGAGTTGCACCAGTGGGCGATGGTTAATAAATTAACCTTTACCCGCGTGAAAGACGGTTTTAAATTTCCGGTGAGCATAGTGTTTATCGATTCAGGCGATGGCGAAAACACGGACGTTATATATCGATTTTCGCAACGGTGGGTAAATACGTTTCCCACAAAAGGGCGTCGATCTATTCAAAGGCGAAAAAATGAAAAAGCTGATGAGTTGACAGACTCGACATTCAAGCGGTATCGCCCGGCAAAAATGTCGGAAGATATTTTGCTGTATGAAATTTCAACGGTGTACTACAAAAATCAGGTTTATAACAATTTAAAAATATCTCGGAATGTGGGGGGTGAACAATCACCAGGATTTTGCGATTTTCCCGCCGATTATGGCGAGCATTATTTCGATATGCTTACCGCAGAGGAAAAAATGGCCGATGGATCGTATGAGGCTCATGGGCGGAGAAACGAAGCTCTTGACTGCCGCGTCGGGTGTTTGTGTGCGGCTGATGTTTTTCTTGATGGATTGCTTACAGATTTTCGCCTTTACGCCAAACAACGGGGGGCGTCTGTTTCTGAGGTGCAAAAAATAACTCACCGAACCGTGATCGACGATATGATTGCAAAAACGGCGGTGAGGGTAAAACCGGCACAACCATAATATAAAAACGCTTGACTTTTAACAGGGGGGGTGCGTTAAAAACTTATGTCCTACGCAAGCGCCAGAAAAACAAGATTACAGCAACAACTCACGCGAGTACAGACCGCATTAACCGCGATGTGGACGACCTATACGTCAGCGACAGCAACCGGTGTTGATACATATTCTATCGATTCTGGTGAGGGTGCGCAACGAGTTACCCGGCGTCAATTGGATTCGATGTTTGACCAAATTAAACGGCTTGAGGCCACGGAAGCGCACCTCATCAACGAATTATACAACATGGGACATATATCGTTAAAACTCCGGAGAAAAACGCCTTGCCAAACATTCGGTCAATAAAATCTAACCTCGGTAAAATCGCCGCGCGGGTTGGCAGTTATATCGTAAACGGACCGGCACCGCGCAAAACGGTTATCACTATGGCGATAGGATCAGGCAACGGCTTCGCACAAAGTCACGCAACATATGGGTCTGGTGCAAAATTTCCCGCTGGATTATCGGCATCGCGCTTGGTGAATATTCATGACCATTTCAGATTGCGCCAAAATGTACGCGATGCCATGTATGACAGCTCCGTCGCGCGCGGGATTGTTGAGCGATTTACCGACACGGTGGTTGATACGGGTCTCAAACTCAAACCGACCCCGGTTGCCGATGTGATCGGAATGACGCTTGAAGAGGCGGAAACATGGGCGGATAATGTGGCACAACGATTCCATTTATGGGCATCATCCAAAAAATCAGCGAGGAACCGGCAAAATAATTTTTATCAAAACCAGCATTTATACGAATTTTTCCAGCAACGCGATAACGACGTTTTTGTCAGATTTTATTATGGCCGCGACAAAGATCAGTTTAATCCGCTCCAAATCGAATTTATCGATCCAAATCAAATCAGGGGATACGATTACACGACAACATATATGCAATACGGTTGCGATGACGGTATAATCCGGGATTCAAATGGTCGCGAGGTTGGGTATAAAGTTTGGAATACCGACCCGGCAACCGGAAAGATGACTGATTCTACAATCCCCGCGCGCGGAGAAAAATCCGGACGAATTTTTATGATCCACGGACATACGATTGAATATGCGGGACAGGGTCGTGGATATCCGAGATTGTCTCACGCGCTCCACGAATTTGAGGAAATCACAAATTTTAAACAGGCAACAATACAAAAAGCGATAATTCAGGCGTCGTATGTGATGGCGGTGGAAAATCCACAGAAAGACCCGTCAAATCCGATGCAAGGCCGCGCCGCCGGTCCGCCCGAGATGACATACGGAACCGGCGCCGAGGACATATTAACGACCGAGGCCACGGTTGACACAGAGCCCCGCGTCAATTATGAAGCGCATCCGGAAGCGACTATGACCGCGCCGGGCGTGGGTATTTTTAACCTGCGTGAAGGTGATCAGTTAAAATATTTACAGGACACCTCACCGTCTGCGCAATATGAAGCGTTCGTAAATGCGTTTTGCTCATATCTTTGTGCGTCCGTAAACATGCCGGTCGAAATGTTGCTCATGAAATTCAGCCAGAATTATTCGGCATCACGCGCAACCATGATATTATTTTGGCGTGTTGCGCAATACTGGCGCAATGAAATGTCATCCGATTTCCTCGATCCGACGTATGAATGTTGGTTGTCCGAGGAAATAGCATCCGGAAATATTTCCGCGCCGGGATGGTCTGATCCATTACTCCGCGCGGCGTGGTTGTGTTGCGAATGGGCCGGTTTGCCGATGCCAAACATTGATCCATTGAAATCGATACAAGCAAGTAAAATGGCCGTTGAATTAAGTGCAGAAACCTTAGATGATATTTCAAGAGATTACAACGGAAGTTCAGGAAAATCCAACAGAGCAAAATTGAATAGACAATATGCAGAGTTACCACAACCTCCATGGGGATGGGGTAATAAACAAAATTCAGATAACGTAAACAAAGAAGATAAGCAAGATGAATGAATTCAATGGTATTATTTATAAAGCCGAAAATATAACAAACAATCATGTTTATATAGGCCAAACCATTTATAGTCTTGAAAACAGGAAAATAAGGCACAAACATGATGCGTTTAAGAAAAACATAAACCATTTTTTTTACCATGCTATTAGAAAATATGGATGGGATAATTTTGGATGGAAGATATTGGCGCGGGCTTATTCGAGAGAAGAATTAAATAATCTGGAAAAATTTTATATTTCTGAATATAGAAAAATAACTAAATGTTATAATTCAACCGACGGAGGGGAGGGGATGTCGGGATTTTGTTTATCAGAAAAAGCGAAAGAAAAAATATCAAAAGCAAATAAGGGCAAATGCGCAGGAAATAAGAATCCGATGTATGGCCGAAGCATGGTGCCATGGAACAAGGGCAAAACAAATATATATTCTGAAGAAACAAAAATAAAACTTAGAGAAGCGATATTAAGGCGCGGATCTCCCATGAAGGGCAAAAAATTTCCAGAAACATCAAAAATTATAATATCTGATAAACTAAAAGCTAAAAAAAAATGGATCGGAGAAAAAAATCCTAATTTTAACGGCAAATTGACGTCGGGTGAAAATAATGGAATGTATGGTAAAAAACATTCCGAAGAATCAAAAAGAAAAATGTCTATTGCACTACAAGGGCGGATACCATGGAATAAAAAAATAAATAGCGGGGCAAATTATGATTGAAGCTGCAATTTCCGCAGGGGTGGTATTGGTCGGTGCCGTTGCGTGGTTGGTCCGTCTTGAAGGAAAAGCAAATACCGCATGTAAGGACGCAAAAGACGCGCGCGATGATATATCCGAGATAAAACGAGGGATCAGCAATATCCAATCAGATGTCAGCAAAATTGCCGGATTTCTTGAGGGTCGCGAAGGTTATAAAAAATGATTGACAATATTTCGCGCATAATGAAAATAATAAAAAAATTGATTGATGAGAAATATACCGGCGAAATCATGTTGAAATTTAACTGCGGAGGAATTCGCGCGATTAAAAAAATCAAATCCGAAAGTATCGAATTTTAAGCGGATTTCTTTTTAGCCTCATTTTGAGATTTCTAAAAAGCCCGTACTGGTTAACTCCGGTACGGGCTTTTTTGTTATAGGAGACGAATGAAAAAAATTGTGATGAGCGGCGCAATCGGAATGGAATTAACGCCGAACTGGTTAAGAGCGCAATTGCCTACAAATGGCGAAGATCTTGACGTGCATCTTGCGACCCCTGGCGGTTTTGTTGAAGAAGGGCTTGAGATTTACAATATTTTCCGCGATTACAAACGAGATAATCCAAAATCACAAAATATGATAACGCTCAAGGGCCTTGTCGCATCGATGGGAACTTATGAAGCGGTTAACGAAGCGTTTGATCTTGTGGCGGCGGAAGATAACGCCGTATTTATGATCCATAATCCCTCTAATTTTGCATGGGGCGATTATAGAGAAATGGAACAGCAAGCATCAATACTTGCAGGACTTGCCGACTTGCTCGCGGATAAATATGTAGAAAAAACTGGTAAATCAAAAAAAGAAATCCGAGAGATGATGGACTCCACGACATGGTTATTCGGTGACGAAATAAAAGAAGCAGGATTTGTTGATGAAATAATTAAAACTGATGAAAAGGAAAACAAAACCTCGGCCTTGGCAAGATCAAAAATATCGTTTACAGCGTTAGTTGATAAAATGAAAACGCATGAAAACGCAAAAACTGATATAGCAAGGGCCGCAGCCATGCTAAATATTACAGATAAAAGCAAAACCCCCGCCAACGCGGGAAAAAATATTTCGGAGGTTGCAAGCATGAATCTTGATGAGCTTCTTGCACAAAACCCCGCCGCGAAAAGTGAATTCAACAAAAAACTTGAAGACGCAGAAAAGGCGGGTTATGAAAAAGGGAAAACTGATATGCGCGCGATGGCAGATAAAGCCTCGGCATTTATCGGCAACAAAAATTATCCGGACCAGATAGGCGTAATGGCTGTAAAGGTCATTAAAGGCGAAAAAACAATGGACGCACTTGACGCACTTGTTTCTAGCGCGGACATGATCAAAGAAATGCAAGCGTCTAACGCTGCTCAGGCCGAATCAGCCGCAACCGGCGGACATGCTGAACTCGGACGGGCAACAGGACAACTGAGTGGCGCGATACAGACCGAGGCAGATTTTCAGGCCGAATTGAAACGAGACAAGGAACGTCTCGGCATTGGGAGGAAATAATCATGGCAGTACAAGTATCTGGAACAATTACGAATAAACCGTTTATCATATCGGGGCGTGGTGTTGTAAAAAATCAGACTATCGTAACGGATGCACAACGTGCAACCATACTCAAAAAATATACTGTCATGGCTCAAATTGCGGACAGTAAAAAATGGACTCCGTTTGTTGCGCTTAACCTTGTAACCGGCGCATCACTCCCAAAAGGTATTTACATGGGTGAAGACATCGCGGTTGCAACACTAGCGGCAGCAGATGTCGAAGATGTTCCGATTCTCATCGGGCAGGGATGTACGGTTAATGGCGATTTGATTGAATGGGATGCAGACACACAATCCGCAGATTCCGTTTGTGATCCATCAACAATATCCGAGCGCACAGCCGAAATGGTTTTGCGTGAAGTCGGCATAATCATCGAGGATACAAATTCCCTCGACGAACTTGAGAATTAACAGGAGGTAGTCATACATGGCACTACAAGCAGTAGATATGTATTCCCGATATATGGCTGAGCTTTTCGACGATCGACAGATGATCGCCGTAAACACCACGGGTCAATCATTTTTTGGAAATCCGTCGCATGGAAGCAAAACGGTTTACTCCGAGGATAAACTTGTCGTTGAAATCGATGTGATCAAAGGCAACAGAAAACTTGCCGCAATGATCAGCCGAGGCACTGACTCACGAGATATTTCGGGCAAAACCGGAACGACGCAGAAATTTTCAACTTTTTCCAGGGTGTATCCGCTCATGGAAGAAAAATCGCCGATAGATGTTTCGCAATTGCTGACACGTCTCGCCGGTGAAAATCCGTATGCACAGCGCACTCGTTTTGATCGTCTCCGCGAACTGGCACTTAACGAACACCTTGAGCATATCCGCCGATTTGTCCGGACCTTTGAATATCTGTCGTGGCAATCGCTCATTACCGGTAAAATGCCGTCAATCATCGGGACTACAAACACCGATTTGATTTATGACTTCCGACGTAATGCGGCATTGACCACGACGATATCCGCGCTCGGAACGCTTGCATGGGATCAGACAAACTCAGATCCGAATCATGATCTGGAGACCATGTTTAAACGAATTCTCGTTTATGGGAAAATAAAACCGAATTTTGTTTTTATGTCTCAAGATGTATTACCGGTGTATCTTGATAATATAAAAGTAAAAGCAGACGCAAACAAAGATTATTACAGTCTTGTCGTGGTATCCGCCGCGAATCCGGTTCCTGCTGAATTGCAACCGCTTGTAGATGGTGGTGCGGTATGCATGGGATTGGTCAGAACTAAAAACGGATATCAATTCTGGCTATTTAGTTATGTGGCAGTTTACGAAGATGCTAATAACGTCGTGCAAGATTATATTCCATCGGATACCGTGTTTATGGGATATTATGGCGCACGTTGCGACAGATATTTCGGACCATCCGACATTCTGCCACCTGTAGCTTCGCAAATGGCATGGTACCAGGAGATGTTCGGTTTTAACATGGCAAATCCCCCGATGCCCGTTGTGGCAAATCAGGGAGCGGTTATTTCACCGGCAATGTTCTATCATGACGCATTTGCCGCTGAAAACAAAGTTGTAAACATCAGAACGCAAACCGCGCCGATATTTGCGACGACTCATACAGACGCATTCGCAACGCTTACCGGCGTGTTGACTCCGGAGAGCTAAGAGAATAATGGAATCTCTGCGCGAGACAGCGGAACAGGATCTATATGATTGCATCGAATCTGAACTCGGTACAGTTATAGAATTAACATCACCAGACGGGGCAACGCAAAAATATAGCGCAAATAACCCGACGGAATTGTTGAGAGGATCTATTCGTATGTACTCGCGCGGAGAAAATCCAGAAACCGGAGAGCCGATTGTAGTTGATAAACCATCGGTAACGTTGCGGACATCAAGCCTCACGCGCGTACCGGCACCAAACGAAAAATGGTTTATCAGATTTGCGACATCTCCGGTGCATGGCGCACCGATGAAACAATTTTTATTTTCAATAGATCGCGCTTATGAAAAAGGAACTGATCTCGGGATTATAAAAATTATGCCGCAGACAATTGAAAATGATACAGTAATTCCAACAGGATCAGAATCATGATGATGTTTCGCACCGTAAAAACTGCGCTTGTAAATTTGTTGAATGATCAATCTCTCGGATTGTTCCGGGTAATTGGACATGACACACAAAGCAAAAGCGCAGAAGGGATGAAGGGGATCGATCAGCTTGTCCAGGTTGTGTATGATCAGGGGCAATTCCCAAAGGGATCATCTGGACAATACGGACCGGTATCGCACGACATCAGTTTTGATGTAGTGCTCTCAGTTTCCGCAACCGCGAAAGGCGATTTGTCGGTGTTAGAAAATCCAGGATCATCAGATATACAAAAAGCCGCCGCGATTGCGTCGATAAAAACAGCATCAGCGGAAGCCGATGACAAAATCGATAATTTTATCGAAGAAGTTTTTCAAATTTTGATGGATGCGCGTAACGTTGACGCCGGACTTGATTCGGGATCAATTGCAAACAGATTTGTAGATAGCATCATAAAACATGACGCGCTTGAAAACGGAAATCTTGTAGTAAAAACAGCAGTTATAAAATATACATGCCGCGTGAGTGAAGATATTCGCGGTGAAACCGGAATATATCCGGATACTGTTACCACGTCAACCGATTTTGGTGAGGGCCACGGAATTGACGCAGTAAACGATAATATTGTGGAGGAATAGCATGATAACAAGTAACTCACTCGCGGCTATTAACGCGGTCGGAATAAAAAATGAACAACTTGCCGTATCCGCGTCGGTTATCGCGCAAAAAAATGTTATTATTGGTACATTTGACGAGGCAACATTTTCAGCACTTGCGGAAAATGTGCCGTTTCAAGTTTTTTCGCCTAACGATGTAGCATCAAAAACCGGATTCGGGTTTATGCTCCATCGACTTGCAAAAGCCGCGTTTAAACCGGGCACCGTGGAGACATGGGTCATCCCGCAACTTGAGGGCGGCTCTGATCCGGATCAGGCAACAGGATCGCTTGATTTTACCGCGTCGACCGGCGTTGTCGCGGGTACCATTGCGCTTTATATTGCCGGGGACCGCGTAGCAATCGCGACAACGGAAGGTATGGCAAATACAGCAATCGCAACCGCAGTAGCGGCGGCTATAAACGCAATCAATGATTTGCCTGTCACGGCTCTTGCTGCAAGCGCAGCGGTTAATCTGACATCAAAATCGGGCGGACCGTGGGGTAATGATATTTCACTTGCGTTTTCTCTCAATGCAGGCGAGGCGTTGCCATCGGGCGTCGCATGTACAATCACTGATATGTCTGGTGGAACTGGTGTTCCGGACATACAAGACGCGCTCGACGCGCTCGGAACAGGTGACGGACAAAACGAAAAGTTTTTTACAAACCTCATACATGGATACGGAAACGATTCAGCAACGTTAAATGCAATTTCCACATATAACGGACTCGGGAACGATTACGTCGGTAATTATGCAAAGGAATGCGGTCGCCCATTTCGTTCACTGATCGGCGACGTCACCGCCGGATCAGGTGGATTATCTGCTGCACTTGCGGTCGGTCTCGCGCGTAAGGCGACAGATAGAACCAACGGCATGATTTGTGTTCCCGGATCACAGTCACACCCGCAAGAAATTGCAGCGCAGATGATAGGCGCTATGGCGGTGATAAATTCAACATTGCCGCAGGTCGGATATATCGACGTTGCACTTGATGGCGTATGGCCTGGGGCAACCGCCGACAGATGGACAAATGATTATGATAACCGCGACCTCGCCGTGAAATCAGGTATATCGACATCAATGGTAAAAAATGGTATCGTATATGCGCAAAACATCGTGACATTTTATCATCCCGACTCGGTAGCCGTTGAATCAAATTCATTCCGGCAGATGAAAAACATCTCAATAAAACAAAATATGCTTGCGAACTGGAAAGCAAATTTTGAACGCGAAAAATGGAAAGGCATTTTTATCGTTACCGATACCGCGACCGTCACAGATCCCACTGCACGCAGAAAAGCTCGTGATGTGGACGCGGTAAAAGACGATGTCAATGCGCTCATTGACGCATTTTATGCGCTCGGGTGGATTTTTGAAACAACAATTCCGAAAACAAGATTTACCGTTGATCTCAGATCGGGTCTTACCGGATTTGATATTTATTGTCCGTTCATACCGTCGGGAGAGGGCGGGATTATAAATTCCGATCTTACACTTGATACGTCGATTGCAATTTTGACAGCAGGAGGTAATGCGTAATGGCATCAAATATTGTAGGCACATTAAAAAAATGCGTAATAGATGGTGAACCGTTTGTAGTTGCTGCTGACGGCAAAGGCGATTTTTCCGCGTCAAGCTACGACATTGAAGGTCAGGCGACAACCGGCGATACGCTTATGAAAATGACAAAAATTGTCCCGACCATTGAAGGGCTTGAATTGCAAGGAACACCGGCGATGCTTGAGAGATTGCGCGCAAAAGCAAATTCGCTCGCGGATCTTACCCTTGCAATATATACGATCGACGGATCAGCATATCGCGGGACCGGGAGGATCAAGGCCGACAAGTGGGATTCATCAACCGGCAAAGTTTCAGTTAACCTTATTCCGATAAGTGAATTCACTGCGTTTCTTGCGCAGTAAGGATTTATGGATGTTGCCTGTTTACATACTCATTCGCACGTCACGGCGTCCCGAATTTTTTCGGAGAATGATGGAGACGATAAAGGAGCAGACGTACAAAAGTATCGTTACCATAATATACACCGATGATCCGCGCGATGAGTATGTAAACGGTGACATTATAATACAGGGCCCAATTTACGACAAATCGTTAGGCGACGCAACTTACAATCTATATTGTAACGATCTTTTAAAACAAATACCGTTAGATGACGGTTGGTTTTATTTTCTGGACGACGACGATGAGCTTGTAAGTGCTGACGCCATAGAAAAAATGGTTGCTCTTTCTTTACGCGATCATGTAAATGTATTTAAAGTAGGTCGTCATAACGGTAAAATATTTCCGAATAAATGGATGAATCAAAAATCTTTTCAGACGGAATGTTTTTTTACACATGCGTCGCACAGAAATAAAGCTCGGTGGTGGCCGCATCAGGGCGGTGATCATAATTATTCAAGGCAGTTAACAGCGATCATGCCGATAAATTGGAATGATATTTTAATTTGCAAAGCACAGGAAGGTAAAGGGTATGGGCACAAAAAAGATAAAACCGGAAAAAAATATCAAGGCACCGGAAAATTCACCGAAAAATCAAAGGTCTGCATTATCGGTACAGCATCAAACAGATTTGGACCGAAAGAAACATGGATCAGGCAAGGCGAAAAAAAAGTTGTGGCTTTCAAAACTGCTTGCGATATGGAAAGATTAGGAATTGCATCATTAATTTTTCCTGACTATAATATTATAAGGAGTTCAGCATGAACATCTTTGATAAATTCAAAAAATTGACCGCAGACGGAGACGAATCAGATTCGGAAATGAAATATAAACTTTCCGAGGAAGTTGCTTTTTCTGAAATAAAACGCATCCTGGATTTTTACGAAATAGATCCGGAAAAAGATTTTGACGAAGACTACAAAAAGATTTTTGAAAACTCTATCAATCGCGCGGTAAAAGCTATCCGCCTCGGAAGACTTGAAATCGACGACAAAAACGGAACGTTTAAAGTTGTACAACATATGCGATCAGGCCGGAAAGAAGATGATCTGGTATATCGTGAACTTGACGGACGCGCAAAACTATCAATGGCAAACGTAAAAGCAAATGACGCGCACGGCAAAATATACGAGGTCATGGGTACGCTATCGAATGTAGGCTCTGACGGTATCGCAAAGCTAAAATCCGTTGATCTTTCCCTTTGCGAGGTGCTTGGTTCCATTTTTTTGTCGTGTTAGACAAAATAGGCCAAATGATGTGGGACATGTTTCGGAGGCATCAGCCGGTGAACGTTATACGAGAAATGCCATACCATGAATTGAAATTTTATGACCTATGTCATGAATCGATGATCAATGCAGATATTGAGGCCGCAAAAAAAGCGGGGTTAATAAAATAATGCCGGATATGGCAGTAAGAACACAATTTACAGCGGTTGACAGAGTGTCTGCAACATTTGGGCGCATGGGTGCGGCCGCTGATAAATTTTCGCGTCGCGGATCTGCCATATTTGCGCGACTCAATAAGGCAAGCGATAGTTTTTTAGGCGGGATAAAGGGATATCTACCTGTGTTAGGTGCGGCTGGTGTATTGAAATTTGCCAATTCATCCATTGAGGCATGGCATGAGCAAGAGACGGCGGTTGCAAATTTAGAAGCGGGATTGAAATCTACAAATAACGCAATCGGGACGACATCAAAACAATTTCAAAATATGGCCTCTGATTGGCAAAAAATAGGCATATTCGGCGACGAAGCTATTTTGCAAAATGTTACAACGCAATTATTGACTTTCGGATCGGTGACGAAAAAGAATTTTAACGAAATGCAGGGTGCGGCTATGGATATAACCGCGAAACTGTATGGAGTTAAAGCGTCTTCCGAGCAATTGCAAGGTGTTACAATCATGCTTGGAAAAGCGATGGACGATCCGGCTCGCGGTATGACTGCGTTGCGTCGACGTGGGATACAATTTACCGAACAGCAAGAAAATATGATTAAGGTTATGCAGCGGACCGAGGGGCGCGAAAAAGCTCAAGCATATTTGTTAAAAGAAATAAATAAATTGTATGGCGGAACAAACGTTGCATTGCGTAAAACTGCTGCCGGGATGGAAATAGGGGCAAAAAATGAAATCGGTGACGCCATGGAGTTAGTGGGCGAACAATTAGTTCCGCTTAAAAAATCGTTACTCGAATTTGTTTTAAAAATATTGCCGCCATTTACAAAAGCGTTGCCGCCAATTTTAAAAATAATTACAAAACTCGCGCCGTTGTTGCCGTATATAGTGATGTCAATTGCGGGGCTCAAGGTTGTTTTTACAATCGCAAAAGGATTTTTTCTATTTTCAAAGGGGCTCCGAAGCGTGATCGCATTTACGCAGTTATGGAAAGCATTTGGATTGTTGGAAACATTGAAAACATATCCAGGGACTATCAGCAATGTAGTATCAGCAATCCAAAAATGGGAATTTGCGCAAAAAGCTTTAAATATTGCTACAAAAGCGATGCCGTGGTTTGCACTTATAGCCGCAATTACATTTTTAGCAACGGAACTTCCCGGAATCATCGCTAATTGGGATCAATGGACACAATCACAAGTCAATACAATGGGAACGTTAGGCGCAGTTATTGGGATGTTAAAAGCATTATCTGAGGCGTGGGACACATTTAAAACCAAAGGTTTTTTAGAGGGCATGGGAAAATTAACTTATGAGGTCAACAAAAAAACATTCCGAGAATTACAAACAAAAACCGGAGTTGATGCGACCCCTGATTTTCTCAAAAAATATGCTCCTGCAAATGAAAAAAACACGCAATATCAGGCACCAAATAAAGCCGAAGCGGAAATCCGTAATAATAATAATGTACGCGTAAATCTGTATAATGCAAATCCAGGATCAAAGGCCGAAGTGTCGCCGCGACGTGGCGCGCGCGTGAATATGGAAATGGCGGGGGCCAACTAATGAGTTGGAAATCAGATACACGCGATACTATTGAGTTTACCTCGCCGGATGGGAATGAATTTTCAGCGTTATGGAAAGGCGGGAAGCGTACAGGCGAACGCAAGCTCGGTATATTTGATCCGCCAAATTTTAACGGGACTATTGTTCAGGATCTCGGAGTAAAATCAATTCAATATCCGTTAACAATATTTTTTCAAGGGTTAAATCATCATAAAGAAGCTGAATCTTTTATTGAGTCATGCAAAAAAGAAAGAGGTGTATGGATAGTTATACACCCCACAAAAGGCACTCTAAATCTCCAACTTGTTTCTTTTGAGGAAGACATCCAACCCGTTGAAAACGGAAATTTCACGCAATGCGATCTGGTGATGTTTGAACCGGCCAATATTGAGACAACGATATCCGCACAAGAATCTATTACGCAAACGTTATCAAACGTTCTTGCAGTTATAGAAGACTCAATTGCACAGGCAAAACAATTGCGTTCCGATCTTTACGCCGCAGTGCAAGCCGCCGCAAATATGATCAACAAAATTTCAGGACTTGCAAATGATCTAAAAAATTTGTCAGCTACAGACGCAATAATAAATGATGCGTGGTTATCGGCAAAAAGCAGCTTATCATTATTGGTTACGCAATTTCAATCTGATGCAAGTGACGAAGACACCATTGATTTAATGTGTCAGGCGCTTATCGATGTGATTGCTATCCCGCTTGAATCAAGTAGCGATTTTACCGCAAGATTTTCAGCGTATGAAGATTTTTCCGAGTCTGTAACAAATTTATCACCGCCGAGCAATACCCCGGAAGATTATAACAAGGCTATTTTTCAAGAGTTCGGGATCATGGCAATTTTGATTTCCATTTGTCGCATTATTGTAACATCTGATTTTACCGTGCGGTCTGAAATTATCGCGGCGATGGATGACATAACAGCAATTTTTAACGGCATGATAGCCGCAATTGAAGATGTACAGTCTAATTTTACTGATCTTGATATCGACAAACAATATTTTTCGCAAATGCAATCATACACGTCGCTTCAAAAATTATTTTCATCAACGATGATTTACTTAACCAGTCAATTTTTTAACCTTAAAACTGAAAAACGTTTTACTCTTAAAAAAACAAGGTCTCCGATTGAAATAACAGTTACCGAATATGGGTCACTCGGAGACGATGATGCTAACTATAAATTATTTTTGCAATCAAACAATTTATACGGCAAAGATATTTTGATCCTCCCTGCTGGCCGGGAGGTCGTGATATATGTCTGACACTCTGCCAAACAAAGGGCAAAACGAGGCCACTCTTATTATTGAGGGCCGAGAAATAATATTTGATACGTTATCGCTTCGCCGATCATTTGACCACGGCGCGGACGGATGGACGGCGGTAATCCCTTGGCAAGAGGGACTTGATCCTGAACTTGACAAAATTACAATGCCTTATAAATATTCCAACGCGGCTATTTATTTGGGCGGACAATTGCAAAATGAATCGACCTTGTATGACGTATCGCATAACATTGACAACAGGGGCCGTACAAAAAAACTTGATGGGTGGAGCAAAATTGCTAATATAATTGACTCAACAATATATCCGCCGTATGAAATGAACAACGTCACATTATCTGAGCGATGTAAACAACAATGTGAACCGTACGGGATACAGGTTATTGTCGGACCTGATGCGGCTGAAAAAATAAATGAGACACGCAGAAAAGTTGTTATGACGGGGTATAAATGGCAAACCGCAAAACAAAACGATAAAAATTATACCGGATTGCAATTTGGAAATAAAGATATAAAATATGTTCCCACGTATAAATCAAAACTCATAAAAGAGGAAAAAAAATTCCCCCGCGTATGCGCAAAACCAACTGAAAAAATATTTGATCATCTTGTCGCACTCGCAAAACAGCGCGGCGTCATATTATCATGTACAAAACATGGAGACTTGCTCATCACAACGGCAAATATTAACGGTGAATCCGTAGGTACAATAACAGAGGATGGAAGCTATATCGCGGAACAATATGTTGCGTCATTTATAGGCCGAAAACGTTATGCGACATACAAAGCCATAGCACAATCGGCACATTCAAAAAATGCGTCAAAAACCGGAGTCGCCACAGATCTGACAGTCAAATCGCCGCGACTATTAGTATTTAACGCGTCTGATGATATACCGGGTAACGCCAAATCAGCGGCGGAATGGCGCAAAAATAAAACAGCAGCTGAATCGCTGGATATACCATTTCCGGTAAATACGTGGTACGCGCCAAATGGCAAATTATGGGAAGCAAATTCGCTTGTCACAATAATTTCGCCGACCTTACTGGTAAAAAATGGCTTTACATTTTTGATCACTGATGTTGAGTTTACTTCATCGCGCGAAGAATCAAGCGCCATACTCAAAATAGTTCCGCCGACATTATACGCGGCGGGGGAAATGGTTGAGCCGTGGAGTTAGGAAAAATCACAGGATGCCGAATCGGTAAAAACCGCGACGGAGACAAGGACCGCATTATTTTACAGATTGAAATAATCCCCGGCGAAGACGTCCGCACTATCGAGTTATTTTCCGGCGCAGGTGACGATTCCAACCCTGCGAACGGTTGTCGCGTGTGTGTGATACCCGTATCTGATTCATATCAAATCGCATCCGGAATTTCAGACGGATTATTGCCTGAAACAGATCCGGGAGATAAAGAAATTTATAGTACAAATAATCCCGTGACGCAAAAAAAAGCACAATTGCGATTAAAAGCAAATGGCAAAACGTTTCTAAAAAATGAAACTGAAAATTTCAAAACGATTATTGATGATTTGATAGATGCAATTGAAGACATGACAACATTTGGTAGTCCGTCTAATCATTCAGTTTCACCTGCAAGTAAAATTGCGCTTGAAGCAATAAAAACTCGCATTGGAAATTTATTGACTGAGGCATGATATGGTTGTAAAAGCAACAATTAAAGCTGCGTTAGTATCATTGTATAATGATGCGCGCGGAGATGATCCGATGAGCGACGACACATTTGCCGATCGCATGGCCGACATTGTTCGCAACGCAATTTTATCGGCGCAAGTAAATTCAGGGATTACCGTTACTACTCCGGATACGATAAACGGATCAACAACGGGAACAGGTACGCTGTCATGATAAAACGATTGCGAATAAAAGGGTTGTTTGTATATATTTTTGCGGCGTGTATGACGTATCTTGTCATATCGAGAGTCAATGACCATCTTGACGGGTTATGCAAGATAATATCTATTATTTTTGTACCGGCATTATTTACATTTTTTGCAAAGTTATATGAGAGAATTACAGACAGATGAAATGCTCACGATTTCAAGGTGACCCCGCGATACACATAACGCCAGACGGTGCATCAATGCGATTTATAGGCGGACAACCAGTGATGGATCAAGGTTTTGAAAATGCCGCGATTATATCGTTATTTACACGCTCAGGATATTGGGGTAATTCATTATTCAAAAAACAATCGCAAAAAATAGGATCGGAATATGAAGCGAAATGTAATAAACCTATACAATCATTGATAACGATAAATGATATTACAGATGCCGCAGAACAAGCTCTGAAATGGTTTAAAGATGAAAAAATAATGAAATCAATTTTGATTGAAGTCACAAATCCGAAATCAGATCATATAAATACCTCGATAATTTTAGGCGCGTCAAAATTATCGATAACAAAAAACGGCACAAACTGGACCGCGCAAATATCTAATCCGGCGCATGCAAAATTTCCGGAGGATAAATAAATGGCATATTTAATCCCAACGACAGAGGAACTTTTTGAGGCTCATAAAACTCGCCTTGAAACTGCAATACAACAAGATGCGCCGAGTCACGATAAAGCGTTTATCCCGGTCCTTGCACTGACTGAGGCGGGGCAAGATGTGGGGATTTATCATTATGCCGCAGATCGCGCAAAGGCCAATTTTGCATTAACCGCAATCGGTGAAGACCTTGACGTAATAGGCAACAATGAAAATACGCCACGTAAGGCAGCAGAAACCGCAATATTAACAGCGACATTACCGGCGGCCACAGGAACGATAATACCTACCACGATGGATTTTATAGCCGATGCAAACGGATTGAGATATCGACCCGAATCTGATGTGACTGCGGTTGCTGACGTGGCAACACTATCACTGCGGTGCACCGAATCTGGATCAAACGGAAATCTTGAAATTGGCGACGAATTACAAATAGCATCACAAATTACGGGCGCAGAAACAACGGCAACCGTTACCGCCATGACCACAAATGGAGTTGATGCCGAATCAGATGAGGATTATAGACCTCGTGTATTATTTGCACAACGCGCAATCACAGGCGGAGCAAATGCGACAGACCACAAAATTTGGGCTGAAACTGTTATCGGGGTAAAACAAGCGTTTCCTTATTCAGGCCGTCCGGCCGATGAGGGAACAAGTTTTCCAGGTGACAGACAAATTTTTATAGAGGCGACAACGGATGTAGATGTTGAGGGTATAGCCCCATCGTGGTTATTGGATGACGTGCGCGATGCGATTGCGATTGATCCAGAAACCGGGGAGGAGCGCGCACCACTCGGGATAACTGATGCAACATTATTTTTACGATCAATATCAAGATCAACTTTTCACGTTGAGGTCAGGGATCTTACGGTGGATGCGGACAAAGAAACGGCTTGCAAAACCGCTATCAGTGACGCCTCATCATTATATTTTACCACGGTGAAACCATTTGTCGATGGCGTTGATTTGCCGCAAGAACGAAATGATACTATAACATCTATGTCGGTAGGCAATATTATTCAAGACGTGTTATCATCGTTTGGTGCCACTGCGTCGTCGGTTGGATTTGGTCTTGTGGTGGGCGTGTTCTTATCGACATATACGTTAGGTCAAGGTGAACTCGGCAAACTCGGTACGGTGACGTATGCCTGATCTATCGCGACAAATCATAAATACATTATTGCCTGAGGGTATTGCGTGGCAACCAAAATCAGATGATGATTATGATTTATTGCTCAATGGTATCGGCGATAATTCAGATGTTATAATTGATGACATGGAACAGTTAGCATATTTACGCGATCCTGAACGTACTATTATGTTGCCTGATCTTGAAAAAGAATATGGAGTAATACCGGTTACCGGATCAACGGAAGAGGAACGGCGATCACGATTAAAAGCATTCCGATATCGAAGAACTTCCACCGGCGCCGCCGATATGATGCAAGCCAAATTGAGGGAAGCCGGATTTGACGATGTGTACGTGCATGTAAATAGTCCGGCTATTGATCCGGCGATGTTTTTAACGCAAGCATTTAATATGATGTGCGGTGATCTGTTGCCCGGCGGAAATGATGCGCAATGTGGCGAACCTGAGGCAATTTGCGCATCGTTAGGCGGTGAGCTTATAGTTAACGGAGATTTGTTTTCACAGACACCTAACTATGTTAATAAATGCGATGAACCCGGCGTATGTTGCGGAGCGGATATATTTTGTGGAGATTTTGACGGATACAAATCTTTATCGATGGATATTTCATACGAGATTCCAACCGTTTCCGGATATTGGTCATTATTTTTCTTTGTTGGCGGCCCCGCGACACGCGATCCGGTAACTAACGCGATTACGGCAATTGATTTTTATGGTGTGCCAAATCAGCGACGCGTAGAATTTCGCAGAACAATTTTGAGATTTAAACCGCTGCATTCATGGGGCGGATTGATTGTAATATATACATGATGGAGGATTTATCATGAAAGATATGTCAACTGTTTTCGCCGAATTTAATGGGATATGGCCAGATATTACAGCTAAAAATGTTACTGCCCCCGGCGCAGGTGACGGCACTGAATTTGTAGCGGCTCTTATAGATGATGGCATGTGGGGATGGCAACAGGCGTTACTTGATTATGCCGGTGTATCGCCTAACGGTATAACAGAGGCGGCGGGGGCATCTCAAATACTTGACGCGCTTAAAAAGGGTTTTGCACTTGGCCCCGGCTATCGGGTCATGTACGATAAAAACGGAACACCTGCGGCAAATGGGGACCGGGTATTATTGTTGCAGGGACAGGTTATTGAGATTGCAAGTTATACCGATCTTGGGAATGCCTGTTATGTGGGTGATGCCAATAATCCCACGGCTCCGGCGTATTACAAAACATCTGACGCGGGAGGCACCACGAGAGATACGGCGGGCGGATATTTTGTCCTTCCAGATCACCGCGCCGTATCGCCCAAAGGCGCGGGGAATCATACGATAAATACTCGCGTAAAAACTGGACCAGCGTTTACGGCGATTGAAGAAGATCAAATGCAGGGGCACAAACACGCATCTACAAATCAATTAGTCGGCCCAAACAATAACAATATTCTCGTTGACTCAGGCGTTACGGGAGAATTAACTAATGCTATTATTGACAATCCAACGGATGACGGGGTGAATGGAACTCCTCGTACCGGGGCAACAACTCGCGACTGCACGATAGGTACAAATTTCGGAATAACATATTGATGGACCATAAACCGATTATAGCGGGAATTATAATTGACATCATAATAATAATCCCTCTGATTTATATTTACATAACGGAGATTTTATGAAAACAAAAATCACAACGACAATTGATGGGATAAAAATAATTGTTGGAATAGGTGAAGCACAGATTGATCCTAAAGCAACCGAGCCGCTGGCAGAGGCCGAACTTATTACCACAAAAGAATTTACAGATGTACTGGCAAAGAAAAAAGAGATAGAACCACTTGTAATTTCGGCGCGGTTATCGTTTGAAAATGCCTCAAAGATGTTTCAACTGGAACGCAAGGCCACAAATCAATCAGACAAAACACGTTATGCGGCTGAAAAAAATAAATATGCGTTTGAATATCAATCAGCACGAACGTTGATCGCATCCAAAGAGACAGAACTTGCAGCAATGGAAGCACCTCTCAAAGAAAAGCGGAAAGAATTGATGTTAAAACATGCCGTATATTTTACGCCAAAACAGGGAGAGAATATTATCACAGAAGAAGATGCAATTATCATCACCGACAAAATGATCGAAGCGGCACAAGCGGGTAAATTTTTAGATGAAAACATGAAAATGATTGATGATTATCGCGGCATTGTCGTATGGAGTAAACCTGTTGATAAATGGATCTCGCGCGAAATCACAAAAATCAACGATAAACCAAAACCAGACGAAAAAACGATCCAGGAACTTGATGATAAGCAGCGCAAGGAAATAGCCGATCAGCATGAACGTGAGCGGATCGCGGCACTTACGACGCAGCAAAAAACAGATGAAAAAGCGATCAGAATATCGGGCGTGACATCTATGGCAGCGCAGAAAAAAGTAGAGCTGGAAATCAACGGCGCAACCGCATCGGCAGCACTTACAGAAGCAAAAGCGTGGCGGGATACTGAAGTCGCAAAGATCGAAACGTTATACGCGTAATAAAAAAGCCCCGGAATAATCGGGGCTTTGATTTTAATATGATCGTGCAATAATTATTTTGACACTGTACAATTCAAAATATCAATCTCGGGCGAGTCTTTTTTTGGCATCCATTTACGCGCCTGAAAATCAAATCTTGCAAGCGAAAACATACGCATATTGTTTTGTTTTTTATTCTTGATTTGATCAAAAACTACGGTTTCAGCATGCTGATCTTTTTCCGGAACGTCGCGCCTTACAATTACCTTTACATGTTTTGGCAGTTTTCCCCTCACCGCGATATTCCTGTTGTAAAAATTTGATCCGATTATCATGATATACTCCTATTTTAAATATTTGCCCCAAGATTTAACGCTATTGCTTTATCTGGATAATCATCCCGCCAACATTTTTCTAAAAAATCAGTCAATGTTATCGGACAAGATAATAAAGGTCGATTCCAAAAATATTCAGATAAATACTTTTCCCACAACGGCAACCATTTATCCGCCTCATCTTGAGTATATGGTTTGCCGTCGGGTGCCATTCTGTTTTCAATCATCACCACGCCACCATCCATTCCGCGCCCTGCGAAATGTAGCCGACAAGTCCGTTGTCAAATCTGTACCGATAGATCGCGCCGTCATCAAAACAAAAATATATCCCGTCATATCCGGCAACAGGTTTTAAAATTGTCGAATAATATATTCCGGTATCGCGCATTCCGTCGCCGATATACAGCCGCGCTTTTTGTGTTATCTGATTTGTAGACGGAACATATCTAAACAGCCATCCCGTATTACATTCGATCCAATATGTGACTTGTTCTTCATTTTCAGTCGCAACGCCAGCGGGAATTACTACTGCATTTTCCTGTACAGTAAACGGATAATTGGGCCGCAGTCTCCATGCCTCCATTGCGTTTCCCGATGTTTCCAGTAACGCCGTGCCGTCGAATATATACCCATTCCACGAGTAATATTTTCCATCCGCTTTTTGCCACCTATTTATTGATGTCAAAAAATTCAGCGACCATGATACAGGCACGCCGTTAAATTTACCAGCGCGATTTACATTGTCGACATCGTCGATGATCAAATTATCGTCGACGTATAATATATTTGTCCGTGACCCGTTTATGTGCCGCCACCCATGAGTTGTTCCGATTGTAAATAGGTCATGACCATTCATGATCATTTTTGCCGCTTCATATTGCCTTGATTTCCAGTTCCCGTATTCACTGGCATTCAGCAAATATTTTTCATACCATTTATACATTGCGCCATTATTATATGCCGTTTCCGGATCGATCTTGTATAGCATCCATATATCATCACCGTCTGCGCGCGCAAAATCAGGAGTGCCGACAATAAATTTGGATGATAGGACCGCGCCTTTTTGGTCGAGTGAATATAACGCATCACTCCAGCAGATTTGTCGATTCCCGGCATATACGGCCTTCCCAGTTTGCCATGTCGTTATCTGATTGCCGTCATAATATTTAACCTGTGCGCCGTCATACCATGCAATGATAATGTCAAATGGCGCAGACGGTGGATCAGACGGGTCATCCGGATTGTCTGGATCACCGGGGTCACCGGGATCGTCTGGGTCTCCGGGGTCACCCGGATCGCCCGGATCACCAGGTTCATCGGGATCAGTTACCACAATCGGTGAGTGAGTGGATTTGTCAGACCCGCATGACAAGATAGGCCACGCAACCGCTGCGATTGCAAAAATAAAATACAGTATTTTTTTCATGATTTTATCCTCCGCATACAAATTATATAATATATTAGTCGATGTCAAACAAAAAATAGGGAGCAAGCCCCCTCAAATAATTATCAGTTTCTTACCATACCGCTTAAAATTGGATCGTAGTTTTCATTTCCTTCCGCGTCAATTTTATGTACATTCCAATGCCCCGTATTCCCCGCAAAAACATTTCCCTGCGCAATCTCGCGCATCTCTTTGGCAAGTTGTCGTTTGTTGTTTGATGTATAGCCACTTGCATACGTTGATCCGTTGTTTGCTGACCAACTTCCTGTATATTTTTTCATTTTCTTCCTCCGTTTAAGGGCCGCCGCCCGTATCTCATACAAATAATATACAAACCGCTTGGGTTTTTGTCAAGCAAATTACATGATTTTTTTTGGTTTGACAGAAAAAAATAACAGATTATATCTGATATATGGGACAAGCTGAACGAGATATTATCAACGAGCGTCTGGCCGGACTGGCTCCGAATGAGCGATTATTCCGTGCAAATTGCGGCATGGGGTGGGCCGGAAAGGCCACGCGCAAGGGCAGATTTACCGTAATCCAGGATGCGCGGGTTTTACACGCCATGCCGGAGGGTTTTCCGGACCTCGTAGGATTTACCGTTATAGAAATAACCCCCGAAATGGTCGGCAAAAAAATTGCAGTGTTCACGGCGGAGGAGGTCAAGGCCGGAAAATCATCCATAAAAAAAGGATCTCTGCAAGACAAATTCCGCGATTTATTTATTGGCATGGGTGCAATTTATCGGGTGCTGAAATGAATGAAAATATATGCGCGATAACGTCAACCGTCCAACCATTGCCGAGCATTTTATAACGCTGAGAATTACTCACATGATTTGTAAAATTATCAGGCACGGTTTGTAAGCGTTCGCATTCCATGGGCGTCAATTTTCGCCACGTCACCATGTCGCCGATAAAATTATTTTGTTCGTATGCTGATGATGTTATAGGAGGTGCTTTTCCGCAAATTTTTTCAGACCCACGATTATATTCATGCTGCAATTGTTTCATGGCGATTTTCGGCTCTAAATTTCCACCCGTAGCACCGCATAGAGACGGTGATTTCCCTTCGGCTGAATACACCCGCTTATTATAATCATGTCCTTTTATGTTTTTGGCGTGACCGATTAGTATTAAATTATCTTTTTCGACTCCCGAGAGGCAAACAGGTATTAAATCCATATCCGAATGCGTGCCGCAACTGTGCGCCCCGGCGGTGAAGCATTTTGATTTTCTTTCTAAATTTTTATCCGGCGAGCCTTTTTTATTTATGATGTATTTTAATGATTTTTCAGATATCCCTTTCTCAACTTCTCCAGTCTCAATTATGTCTTTCAGAAATATCCCTTTGTCTTTAGGGTGCGTTGCGTTCGGTATATTCGTCCAGTATAGCCGCTCTCTGTTTTGCGCCGAAACTAAAGCAGAATTTATTTGAATAGGTTCGAGTCTGCCGTGTCTAAATAATTCTTTTTGCGTAATGCATTCAGGATATATTTCTCCCAACATGGACGAAATAACATCATTATATTCTTTTTTCATAACAACATTTTCAAGTAAAAAATATTTAGGCTTGTAATGTTTTAAAATTTCAACAAATACAAAAAATAATTTTGATCGCTCATCTTCAAAATTTAATTGCTTTCCCACAAATGAAAAGCCTTGGCATGGCGATCCGCCGATAATAATATCAGGATTTTCAATATTCCATTCGCGCCATTTTTCTATGTCTCCGAGCCGTATAATATCTGGATAATTTGCCGCACTTACAATTTGCGCGTATTTATCTATTTCCGACGCATAATATTTTTTTATTGGAATACCGGCACGATCAAACGCGATGCGGCCGCATGACATACCATCAAATAACGACAAGCAAATCATTTCACAATCGCCTTATTAAATGCGATCATTAAACAAATTTTAACACGTCCAAAAAATCCATGACCGCGCACAAACGCAAGGAATTCATCCAACCCCACGCATTTAATTTTATTTGATTCTTTTCTCACTTGCCGCCTGATTTTTTTATCTTGTTTACAGCTCATAACACCTCACATAATAAATTGAGTCAATATTTCATGATTCACAATATTCTGTTTCATTATCGCGCCGCCCATTGATTGTAACGTCCTCATTTTTTCTTCACCGTAATTTATGCGATATCCCTTTTTCATTGCGTCGTATTGATCAAAGGGTTTGACATATGCAGCGGTTATCAGTCCTTTTCGTTCTCGCGATACGATAGATCCGACATTATCAACATCAAGGATAAATTCGGACGGTAACAATACTCTGGTATGTTTGTGACCCAACCATGTCAGATCAGATATTTTTGTTGCCATGTGCCGCGATAGGTCGATAGTCCCTTTTGATATTTCAGCCGTCATTCCCTGCCCGTGATTATAATATATTTTATAAGTGCGAGCAGCGCAATTTTTGCCATGATGATACAGCAAAACAATATATCCGGAATATTGCCCGTGAATTATTTTCGTGCCATGTTCTTTATTGAGCGAATATATCAATTGTTGTGTTGCGTCGAAATGATGAAACCGGCTCACCGATGATTCATGGTTTCCGGTCCCGATCATTACAATATTTTCGACATAATCAGATAAAAAATCATACGCCTCGTTTATCGTCATGTTGATATTATTATCTGTTCCATACGCGTCAGACGATGGATGATACCGCTTCATATCCCCCGACATGATAAATTCGCCCCAATCGCCGTTGATAAATATTTTTGCGTTTAACTTTTTGGCTTCATCAAAATCATGTTTTAATTTTTCCTTGTCTTGACCCTTGTTTCCAAAATGCAAATCAGAACAAAGAAAATAGTAAAATTCTTTTTGTTTTGAATAATCTTGACGTAGTGTAAATGCTTGCATTATTGTTTACCCCATGTAATGAGGGATTCAAATGAATCAAATATCGGTATTCCCATTTCTTTTGATATTTCTATTTCCTTTAATGTCCCTTTGCTTTTCCCCCATCCCGGAACAAGAAACAGGGCCTCTGACACTTTGAGCCATGCTATTGAATATTCATAAAATTGATCCACGGTAAAATCATGATTATAATTATCCGTAACAAATTGCTTGTCATGCCATGGACAAAATGGAGCAAATCCGTGCATAAATATTACAGCGGCCCAATGTTCACCGCGACCAATATTTTTTAATACATCGATCACGTTATCCGCTGAGTATGCACCTGCGACATATACACGTTTCATTTTATGCCTCACTATATTATACCGTCTGATTCATTCTGTTGTTCTGATTCAAAAAGCGTAATGTCTTCTGAGTCATCATCTTTTGCGCTTTCAACATTTTTTATTGATTGTTGATAATATGATTCTTTAAGCTCAACCCCAATTCCCTTCCGTTTTGTTTTTACTGCAACATATACTTCTGATCCAACGCCCATAAACGGAGTAAAAACTATTTCACCCGGATTTGTGCGTAAAATTATCGCTCTATCGATAACATCAAGTTGTAATGGATGAACATGTTTTTCATCGTCTTCTGTTCTCGCCTCGCGATATGGTAAAACATTATCAAGCCTGATATCATCCCAAAATGAAGACGCATATTGTCTCCATATCCAATGCGAATATCTATTTTCTGTCTGTTTGCCCTTATAATTTTTAAATGATAATAACTCCTCTGGAATTTTTCTTTCACCCGCATAATACTGTAATCCTGATGGATGCGATACCGGCGTTTCATTGTCTCCCGTTTTTCTGAATATCAATAAATAATCGGCCGATGCGACTCCGCATTTTATAGAATCATCAACAATGGTTTTATGCGCAAGATTTTTTTGCATGGTCCTATTTCTAACCGTCAATGGTTCTTTCCAAATACAATGACGCGCAATATATTTTAATCCTTCCTGTTCATGTAGTCTGATTATATCACCGGGGAAATCAACCAAATTATCACAACCCGAATTGCTGGAAGGGACATCCATACAATGCACAGCGGTGCATCGGCCCATTTTGGTTAATCTTGATATCTCGCGCACTACAAATCTGTAATGTACAAAAAAATCATCATAACTATCACAATTTGATAAATCTCTTTCCGATGACGAATAATGATATAACCCGCAAAATGGAGGGGAATATATCGAAAAATGAATTGATTCATCTTTCATATCCCGCATAACCTCGATACAATCGCCATTATATAATGCATAATTTTTACCGATAATTTGATCTTTTATAGCCACGATGGAACCTCCATTTTTTTATCAAATGTTTTAACATGATTTATATGCAACGAATTATTCATCTCTACTACAAGTTTGTCAAACATCTCGTCAGCCTGTTTTTGTTTTCGTTTAAAGTTACCGATAACATTTTCATCGCCTTTAGTGTAAATCATATCTATAGTTACTGGTTTTTTTTGTCCGAATCTCCAAGCACGGCGAACAGCTTGATAATATTGTTCGTATGAATGCGTGGGAAATATTGTCATGTGATTGCAATGTTGCCAATTTAATCCGAATGCTCCTATTTTTGGTTTTATAATAAGTTTTTTAATTTGTCCTGTTGAAAATGCAACTAACTTTTCTTCTTTAGCATCATCCGAATCTTTACCGCTTATCTGGATAGAATCTGGAATAATTTGTTCCAATAAATCCCCTTCATCATTAAGATTGCACCATGCGACAGAAAATCCGCGCTTATTTGATATTATTTCAGCCGATTTTTCACAACGATATTTTATCGTTGATCGTCTTTCGTCGCGTTGTTCTTTTAATCCATGTGCGGGCATTTCAAATCCTGGCAATACACCGTCAATAAATCTGCCATTGCAATCGACAAGATGATCTATTTCGATAAGTTTTGGCAAATGATAATTATTATCTGAAAATCCGATGTCTGATGGTTTTCGCGTTGCCCTCGCCCATGATGTTACCCATCTCCAGAATGATTTATGGGCGTGACCCTTTAATCTCCATTTTGTTTCTTCCGTAAATCTTCCACGTTTATTTGTAGCGCAATTGTTTTGATCATTTTTAAAAAACTTGCCGAGCATATCCATATATCCAAGATATCCGAGCGCCTCGCTTGATGTTCCTAATTCAATAAAATCATTAGGCGCTGCGGTGGCCGTCGCGAGTAATCTATATGGAATTTTACGCATAAAAATATTTATTTCATGTTTATATTTTCCGTTAAAATTTTTTAGAATAGACGATTCATCGCATATCATCCCGGCAAAATCGCAAGGATTAAAGTGATGGAGCATTTCATAATTAGTGATAGTTATTTTGCCGTGTATTTCACCATCTCTGGACCGATGGGCCTCTACGCCAAACTTATCCGCTTCTTTTTGCATTTGAATACCTACGGCAATAGGTGTTAAAAATAATACATTACCGTTTGTTTTTTCTACAATATTTTGTGCCCAAATCAATTCCATCGGAGATTTTCCAAGGCCACAATCGGCGAATATTGCCGCACGACCTTTTTGCAATGACCATTCGATGAGTGATTTCTGAAAATCAAATAAAAATTCAGGTAATATTATTGGATCAAATCCATATTTGCCCGACAATTGTGTTTTGTTTTGTAAAAAATTATAATAATCATCCATGCCGCAAACCGCCTTTAATTGGTAATTCCGAAAATCAATCTTGCACCTCGCCGTAATGATTTAATCATATTGTGTTTTTCATAATCTGCTCTAACTTTTTTAGGATTTCTTTTTTTCCAGTCATATCGATAAATATCTTGTTTTAATTGCCTCCGTATAACTGAGCATTCGGCGCAATATTGTGATCTGAATTCTGCCTTGTTATGGCAATCAAGTTCTTTACATTTCCTTTTCGGTTGTTGTGATCTCCATATCCGCATTCGCTCTGTGCTGGTCATGCGCCCACCTTCTCTTTTAATTTTTTCATCGTAAAATATGCCCATCCCGGACGGTAGCCACGTTGCCGAGCTATTTCATATAGCAACGAAACGTTAATTGTCAATCTATTTTCTCTCGTTAATTTGTGATACACCCATAATTCTTTGTAGCCGCATTGATCAGCAATCGCCAATAATTCGCCCACTGGTCCAGGTAAAATATTTCCGAGCTTTGCCGCGTTGTCAAATTCCAAAACGGCCGCACCGATTCTATCTTGTATCTCACGACGTTCTTCATAAGGTAGTTCCGATAATCCCTTCGGTTTTTCCACCTCGACAAGTTCAGCCGGGATCACGACCATCGGTTTACGCGCATCTGATATCGATTTATCAGGATTATGTTGACATGTTTTGCAATGCGGTTTTGCGCAATACATAAAATCAAGATGAGGACATAATACAACGTTAGTCTCTTTTTTATCGCGTGACCGTTTTTCTGTGCCGTTAAAATTCCATTCAATTCGCGGTACGTAGTGCGGCGGGATTCCCGGATAACTCGGTTCCTGATGTTCAAGCACAAGATTGACGTGGTCAAAAAATAGAGCATCTTCTTTTTTATAGCCGGTGACGGGATCGGTGAATGGACGCAAAATTCTGCCGATCATCTGGAAATATAATGCCCTGGATAATGTCGGGCGAATGCTTGCTCCATATTCAACGCGTGGAATGTCGAGACCGTATGTTGCGATTTCACAATTCGTCAGTCCGTCGATTGAACCAGCGGTAAGGGCATCAATGAGCTCTTTTCTTTTTGCGGCAGTCATGGGATGTTCATTCGTTGCGCTATGTATCGCATAAAATTTAAATCCCTTATCTCTAAATCGTTCAGCTGTCTGATATGCCGATTTTACTGATCGGCAAAATATCAATGCCGGTTTGCCCTTGCCGTATTTTTCGTAATGGCCAACAAGCTCGCCATAAATCTTTCGTCGTTGCAGCAATGCCTCAAGTTCTTCCTCGTCGTAGTCAGTTCCGCGTCTATGGATGTCGTCTAACCCTTCGATAGGCGGCGAAAAATATCGAAGCGGTGTCAAAAATCCGTTATCTGTAAGCCACGGTATAGATGGACCCTCGATCAATTCGTCGTACACTCCGCCTGCGCGCGTAGACAATCCGCGTTGATCCAATCTTTCAGGCGTTGCCGTCATTCCGATTATTTTTGATTGTTCTGGTAAATGCGATACAATTTCAATTTGCCGATCAAGATATAAATGGCATTCGTCAAATATCAACAGATCGGGCCAGTTCTTGATTTTGTCATACCGGCGGATAAGGGTATCCTTGCTCACAATGTGGATTTTAAATGCGCGGGATTCATGCATATTAGGCGCGATCGTTCCATGTTGCACCCCCCATTTTACAAGATGTTTTGATGCTTGTGCGATCAATTCTTTGCGATTAACGATAATCCAGGCTCGTTTATCTTTTGACAATACCGATTCGCACATTGCCGCCATGATCGGAGTTTTGCCGCCGCCCGTACATAGCTGTACACATACCGCGCGATTGTTGCCGAGCGCATTGCGCGCGCGATTATATATATCCTGTTGATATGTGCGGAGTGCTTGGATCATATTTCAGCCGCCCCGAACATAGTCTCATCCAATAATTCCATTTGTGTTTTGTCGCCCTGTTTTTTCTTCATAATCCCATTTAACATTATCGCGCGTTTCGTCGATCCGTCCGCAAATGCCATCGGTTTATCATTTTCACACGTCCCGTCTTTTTTGATGTGCTTAATATATCCGGGATGACGTTTTAAAATCTGTGAGTACCCATTACTGCATTGCATGATCCGCATAACCTCATGATGTTTAGATGCGATACCGATCAATCCACCATCTAACAATCTCACGCCATATCTCCCGGCTGTCTGTCTATATGCCGCGCGATGTTCATCCGTGATGATCTTGAAATCAACCCCGTCATTTATTTCGCCGATATATTCGCGTGTCAGACATTCCCGCAATGTGATTTTTTCGCGGCGACCGTCATATATTACCTCTACAATTTCGTCCAGATAACGGTCAATAAACTCCTCAGATTCGTCGCGAGTTTCGCTCATCGGTTGCAGTTCGTAATATTTATCCAGCATTTCGTTTATTTGTTCACCACTCGGATTTTCAATATGATTCCAGACAATAATAAATGCCGATGCAAGCATGGCGTCAGAATATGATTTTCGCAACCCGCGTCCCGTTTTATCCATAATCATTTTTGCGACGCGCTCGGTCAATTCTTCCATGCGTTTAAAATTTTTCCACGCGTACGCACGTATCGCGCGACAATTTTTGTCGCATAACAATTCGGTTAATCGTTTTTCAATATCATTCCATTCATATTGATTTTGCGCTTTTATAAAATTGATTCTAAATATCCTGTTCTCATCCGCTACTTTTTCTATGGTTGGATCAATTGCGGCAAGTCCGAACATCGAATTCAATTTATAATTGACCCACCCGCCTTCTTTTGTGCCCTTCACGGCGTCAGGTGCATCGATTGTGAAATTGGATCGCATAAATGACAAGATATCATCCATGTTCATTTTCATTTTCTCGGTAGTTTTTTCCGCTTCATCAAAAACCACGCAACGAGAATGTATCCCGATGAGTGACCGCACACCGGCGGTCGATGACTCCTTCATATCCAACCATTCACAAGCTGATAACTGCCGGATAAATATTTGTTGCACCGTTGTTTTGCCCGAGCCAGATGGGCCCGTCAATAATATCGACGGACGAAATTTTAACGCACCGGCAAAAGGCGCAAGTGTAGCCCACCCCATACAACGGACCGCGTCGGCTTTTGTTTCAAATGAAATTTTAAAAAGTAAATTTCTGAGTTCATGAATTATTGATTCAGCGATCGGTTCATCATTTATCCCGATATCCACCTGTCGGCTTTTCGCGTATTGATATTTTTCCGTTGTCTCGCCTGTAATTTTTTTGCCGTCAAAATAACAAACCTTGTCACCGTCACGCCATGCCCCGCGACCGCGCAGAATGTTGCGATCAAAATCTTTTCTCTGAGATAATAAAACGATATCGCCTACCGCCTTTTCCCATCCCTCTTTTTTATATGTATCATAATAATGCGACCAATATATTGTTTCAGGCGCCAGCACGCGCAAAAAGTTTTTTGAAACTGCTGTCAATTTTTCATTTTGCAATCGTCCGGAATGATCAATAAAATTCGCGCGACCATCATCACCAATCCCTAAAATCTTAAACGGCTCGGACGTGGAGTCGGTCGCGTCACCCTGAAGGGGCGGCGGTCCTTCGTGGATGGGTGCCTGGTCGACCGACTCCACGCCGGAATCGTTTAGGATATTTCGCGGGTCCAATATGGCTTTTGTTAATTCTTCCTGCGTCATAATCTGTAAAAATTGTTCGATGTCATCGCCTTTGCCGTTGGTAACTGGTTTAATTATTTTAGCTTGCGGCAATTGCTCTTTAATTTTTTTTGCAGCGCGAATACCTGGATCATCATTGTCCGGCAAAATAAATATTTCGCGATCAGCAAATACAGACCAATCTATCAAATGGGCCTTGCCAGATCCTCCGTTCCATGACACCGGACAAAAATAATTCAGCGCGCGCGCGATCTCCGCACATTTGGCACCCTCGACAATCAATAATGGTTTCTCGGTTGACATGGCATCGGCCAAATTGTATATCAATTTTGGATAATTTTTTGTTGCGATCGTTTTCCCGTTGTAATACCATGTGACGACCTGTTTCCCTTTTTCATTTTCAAACCGAACATCCATCGCAATGATGTTTCCATGTTGATCATGATATGGCCATGATTTAACTATCTGACCCCATCCCGATTTGTCCGCGACTTTCTGGATCTCCGATTTTTGATATATCTCGCGAGCTTGTTCGAGAGTGAGCGGCACGGCATTTGTTTTGACAGATTCAGGTTGGTATTTGTCACGATTTTTGACAGATTCGGGGGGGTATTTGTCGTCAACAATGCCCAACGTTTTTTTCACCGCTTCAATTTTATCTTTTGTCTCAGTCACGCCGTCCATAATCCCGGCAAGGTCGATCACCGTCCATGATTGTTCGCAGACGGGACAATAAAACATGGGGATGTCCTGTTTATCGTATAACGTTGCCGAGGGGTCAGCATCGTTATGATTGGGACATCGCCATGTTTTTGTAGATGCTTTATATTCTACGCCGCGTTTTTGTAAAAATTCACGGAGGCGACGCTTGTATTGATTGCAATCGTTAGACATTGATACCGCCGCTTTCTGATATTATAACATCGCCAACATATATCCAGTCGATCTTTCATAATTGCGCATACAACGCGACGCATAACGTTTTGATTCGTCCGGTATATCTTCATATTTTTTGTTTTGGCCGCAGTTATACAATTCAATAGCTCTCTGCATGTCGTTTCCGGATTTTGGCAAACAGGTAAAATATAAATGTCTGATTCCACCGTCAATATTTTGTTTCGGATCGGTTCGGTCAGTCACATGTAAATATTTTGCAGTGCACGGCATAAGTTGCATATCGCCCACGGCCCCAGATTTTGAAACGGCAGTTGATAAAAAGTCAGATTCCTCCTTTATTACGCTACAAACTAGCTTAACGTCTGGTTTTATTTGGCAATGTGACCTTCTGAAAATTTCAGCCTCATATTTTTTGCAAGAATCTTTGATGATGCAATATTTTTTGTAGGTAAGATTCGGATATTGTGTATGTAAAATATTGTATTCTTGTCGGATTATTTTTTGCTGCTTATCGATGCGGTCCTGCATGTTTCTTATCTGCGCACCCGCCAAGAATATCGTAATCGTAGACGCCCATGACATCAAAAACATCAAGATCATAAGCCATGTTGGTATTCGCATTTTACGTTTTAATCTATTGATTATTTTTTTTCGTGTCATTTTTTTATCCTACCACGGTATATTGGTATCGTCAAAATGTTCTGAATTATTTAGCGATTTTTGCGGCGTCTGTGGTGCCGGATCGTTATGTTTTTCGCCAAACAATGAAACCAGGATCGAGTCTTTATTGTCGGGATTCGGTACACCGGCGGGGTTAAACGTGCGTTTCAAAACGATAAATTTACCGCCGTCATCTTTTTGCAATACGGTTCCGATATTTTCGTACCGAGTTTTTTCTTGCCCGTCTTTCTGATATTTTCCGACGGCAACACATAGATCATAAATTTTTTTAGCCATTATTTTACATCCTCAATAGTAAGATTTTCGACATTGCGGCAACCGTGATCCAAAAAAAACAGTAGTTGTTTTTTGAATCGATCCTCGGAGATATCGTCATCGACCGTCATTTCAAATGTGATTTTTACTTTTTTCATTGTTCTTCGCTCCGTTTATCCATTATATATGTTGCCATCATGTCGGCCATGTGTAACGCTAATGCAAGCGGATATTTTTCAAATGCTTTTGTTATGGCATATGATCCGCCACGCGCTGAGTCATCAAAACCGCCCATATGCCACCGTATCGCGTAACGCTCTTCATCTGTCAATTTTATAAATTTTTCGATCAACATTACAGAACATTCGCCGTGACCGTATGGGTGAGTGTCTTCGACCTCGTAAAACGGAACTTGTATCCATACCCCATGTTCATTTTTTTTGTTTCGCATTGATGTTTTGTAAAAATTAGTTTTGCAAATATCATGAAGCAACGAAACAAGAATAATAGATTCTATATCAAATCTTTTTTGCAAAAATGACGGCATCAAATCGATTTCTTTCAGGCAATTGTAAACATTATACGAATGTTCCGACAACCCGCCTTTAAATGATCCGTGAAAACGTGTTGACGCTGGTGCCGTAAAAAAATCAGTTTCGTTGTTCAACCAATTTGTCAGCGCAACTACTCCATCGCGCGTTACATTCAGCAATAAATCAGTAATGATTTCTTTCATTGCGCACC